CTAGTGAATATGAAGATGATGGTATTAGAGATTTAAGTGAAGGTGGTCTACAAGACTTTAGTGGTGATTGTGGTGATGATGAAGGAGTCCAAGAGACTGTTGGTAGTGATCAACCATACTCTCAAGTAAGAGCATTTAGAGTTCGTTTTGCAGAACAAAATCAATCGTTCTTTAATAGTATTCAATTAGATGGTAGAGAATTTACTGAAACCAATGATTCATTAGCTATATTATCTAAAATAGCTGGAGATGAAAGTAATACCAGTCCAATAGCTAAAGGTCAGAACTTATATAGTGTATATCAAAATCGTGCATATTCAGCCAAAGTTAAAATGCTTGGTAATATGATGATACAACCTACACAATATTTTCAGTTAGAAAATATACCGATGTATTCAGGTGCTTATGTTATTCTAGACGTGGAACATACTATCACACCTAATCATGCGGTGACAGAATTCCAAGGTACTAAAATATTGAAATTTCCAAACCCTATTGTTACTGATTTTGCAGTTAGTGTTGGGTTTCAGTCTGGTACTGCTGAAGATTTATCTGCTAATGTTACATTGGAAGATGTGAAGTCATCTCCTTTATATGATGAAGCAGTTTCAAGTGGATTTTTAAATGCTATTGACCAACCAATCGGTAATAAAAGTGTTATTGAGGAAAATAATACATTGATAAGAAGTTTACACCCACAAGTTAGAAATAGATTTGCTGATCTATTTAAAGCATGGGAGAATGAAGGTTACGTACTACAAATAAATTCTGCATTTAGAAGTAATCAAGACCAATTAAATGTGTCAGAAAAAGATGCTAATGGTAATCCAATAGCAACACCGGGTAGAAGCTTTCATCAGTATGGTTTAGCAGTGGATGTTTCGTTGCGAAAATTAGATAAAAATGGAGTCCCTACTGCAGAAATATATAATAAAGATCAGAATAAATATTGGGATTTTCCTCAAGGAAATCCACCTAATGTATTTGGATCAAATATAGCTGCACAAAAATCAATAGCACAGATTGCTGAAGAAAACGGTTTTAGATGGGGTGGTAGATTTAAAAATGATGATCCAGTACACTTTGAGTTTACATTAGGTTATGGATACTTTAATAATGATATAAGCAAAGAAAATATTTATTGTGGTGGTGAATCTAATAGACCAAGATATGATATTGTTGGAACTATTGACGATTTAATATTAAAGTTTAAAAATGGAGAAAGAATTGGTCGTTATATCATCTTTGATGATGAAGTTAATAGTGATCAAATTAAAAATTTAAGTTACAAATGCGAAAGTTAACAAAAAAAGGAGAAGATTTTATAAAATCAGTTTGTGGAACGGGTGATGATAAAATAAAGGGTAGATATAAATATGATTTACCATTTAGTAATTTAACACCTACTGGTTTTACGGCAAATGCTGTTGATCACAATAGTAGACCAATAAATAATAATGAACAATTGGCTGATGCACTTATATTCTGGTATAATAAATATGCTAATAATAATGATATTGATGCCAATACTCTTGCAGCAATTGGATTTGTTGATAGTGGATATGTCTTATGGCATTATGATATGTTTACTAGTGGTTGTGGTATTGCAAATTTTAAATCAAAAAGAGTATTCTCTAATATTGTTGCACAACCAACAACACTTGAATCTCTTCAGACTGAAAGATTAATTAGGTCAGAAATAAACATAATAACATCTGACATGATAGAACCAGATCAACGTAGTAGCTATTATTATGGTGGTCGTAGTGTAACTGAAGCTAGTCTAGAGATAGCAATTAATAATAGAGATATATTGTATCAGAATATTATTGATAACCCTGAGTTAATGATAAAAGCACAAGCAGCTTTATATAAAGAAGTTTTAATAAGAAATGAAGGATTAATAGCTAATTCTTTATTTGCATATAGTAGAGATGTTCTTTTGCAAGAAACTAATTATCGTTTAATGTTGGATACTGCAGGTAGAAAATATAATGATGATTATGTCCGTGAAGGAATTATATTTGTCAAAAGAGTTTTTGGTGTTTTAGGTGATGAAAATAATGATAAACAACCAAAGGTTAAATATAAAAAACCCAAAGGAAAATACTTTGGGTTTGATATTGATTTCGAAATTAATTCTTTTAAATCCTTTTTAGGATAAATTGTTCTTTAAATCGTAGAGCTTTATAACATCTTTAGTTGATGTTTTATTATCATATTGCATTTTAGAAATTTTATCAATGGTCTCGTTTATTTTATCTTCGATACCATTTTTATCAACCGAAGAAAGTAATGTTAGATTTTCATTTTTAAATGATTCAAACATTACTTTCTTGTCATCGGTAGAACCAACTGCTAATGTATTTATGATTTTTAATTCATTTTCATTTAAGCTAGAATACCTATCATTAAATTTATTGATAGCTAATTCTAACACCATACTCATATCTATGTTATCATCATTAGTACTCTCAGATAAAACTTCTTCTTGTTTTTCATTATTTTTCAAGTGATTTAATATCTTAGAATATGACTCATAGATTAAATCAACATCGGCAGTACCTTCAGATTTTTTAGATGATTCTACAATTAAATTATTAATAGCATCATATAAATCTACTTTTTCACTGTCAATGTTATTAACGTCTGATTCATTAATGTATGATTTTAATTTCTCATTTGCCTCTTGAATACTCTTTGACGAATATTTAGAAATATTTGAAATGTTATCATCGATATATTTAGTAGCCAGAACATCATTAGCAATGTGTTTCTTTTCTAAATTACCATATATATTGTATTGATTGCGTAAAACCTCTGAGTTTTCAATTAAAAAATAAAAATGAGATGCAATATTTTTTGACTCATTAATTTGCTTAGTTGAGATAAAGTCGTCTCGTAATTTACCCGAAACTATTGATTTAGCAATACCTATATTTATATTCTTCATAATAATACCTAATTAGTTGTTTATAAATACTTTTATTTATATAAAATATTATTTCTTATCTTCTTCTTCATCTTCTTGATCATCTTTTTTTTCTGGTTTACTATCGCTAACATGGAATTTAGATATGTTTTTCATGTTTTCGTCTATAAGTTTTTGAAGTCTTTCACCATTAATCGCCTCTTTAAGAGTTTCATCTTCATTAAGGCTATTGTCATTCTTTTTTAATAAAGACTCTATTTCACTTGCCATTTTAATTGCTCTATCATTAGAACCTTTAACTTTTTCCGTGTTTTCATTAATAACTTCACGATCTTTCTTTTTCTTATTTATACTTGGTTTAGCATCACCCTTTACCATTTTTTCTAATAATGAACCATACTGATCATCACTCATATTTGGCTTTTTAAGTTGAACACTTTCAATCGGTGGTAAATCTGCTGGGGTTTGTGGTGCATTTTCACCAGCATCACCTGCTGGTGGTATATTAGGTTCATCAACACCTTCCATATCACCTCCCATACCTTCTCCACCTTCTGGTGCTCCTTGAGGTATTTCATCAGAACCATATTTATCATCCAAATCTTTAAACACACCAGTTTTTGGAATAACCAATGGTGTATCTTGTAATTCTTGTGATAATGCTCTTTCCATTCTCTGAATTTTAAAGTCATTAATAATTTCTTCATCAGAACTATTAAACAGTAGTCTTTTAGCGTTAGTATGTGACATAGCTGCAATACCACCTTCGTTTCTTGTAACCTCAGTATATATCTGTGCTTTAGCTTGTAACATCTCACCCATAAGCATTTCTTGCTGTGTAGATGGATTAGTTAAACTTAAAGAGAAATTCTGATAGTCATCTTTAAATCCAAGTAGATATAAATGGATCATAGCCATCTTATTTAATTCTTGAACAATGGCTTGCTGTATTCTATTTACCTTTTTAGCAAATCTAATATCCATTTGTGCCATATTCTTACCATCACCTGCTGCTTGCTGGAATCCTAAAAATGGCTTTGGAACGCCTAAACCTGTAAATAGATTATCACGTAAATACTGAATATCTGCAATCTGATCTAAGTTAGAATTTTTTGTAAATATACCACATGACAATGGAAAGTTATGTATTCCATGATATGAATTATCTCCATCAATAGTTAATGTACCAGTATCAACTTTTTCACTTAAAAATTCTATATTAATTATTTTATGATTATAATATTGTTTTTTCAATTTAAAATCACTCCAATTTTTATATCCATAATATTTTAATAATTTTTTAATGTTATTGATTGTAATTTTATTGAATTTTCCTAAAAATTGTTTATTATTAATATTTAAATCAATAAATAATTTTTTAAATTCACTATTATTTACATTAATTTTATTCTCAAGTATTTCTGTTAAAGTATTATATTCATCACTATAATTTAAAAGTAAATCAATTAATTTTTCTGAATATTTTAATGTCTGTGGTTCAATTACACTTTTAACATACTCATTATTTTTCCAACTATTTTTTGCAATTCTAGATGCTTTAATTTTCCAATCAGTAGTACTTTTTGTATTTATTTGCTTCGCTGTTCTATTTTTAATAATTTCATTATAATTAGGATTATTTCTAAATGTTTCAATTGATTTAACTCTTGATCCCTCTGTTGACAGATGAGCAATTGCTTGTAAAAATTCTTCTTGATTTAAATTATTTAAATAATTAATTCTTGATATTGATTGTTTTTGTTTAACTGAACTAGAAAAATCTATGTCATTTTTTAATTTATTATGATAGATTTTTCTAGATTCACTTAAATTATCATTTATTCTTTCACGAAATTCTTCATCATTATGATATTTATCTGAATATGCATCACTACCGATTCTACTAAATTTAGCATGAAGTTTGAAGTGTTCGATAGAATCCATTCTTTTTAAATTATCTAGTGTATTGTCATATCTATTAAAATTTACATGATGTAATACTGTATTTTTTTTATTGTTCAATCCGTTATTGAATTCATCAACCATTCTATGTGTAAAAACCCATTCATTTAAATTATGATCATATATTTGATTATAATCTTGTTTAGAGTGTTTTTTAATTTTTTCTTTACGTTGATTAAATGCCCATAATGATTGACCCATTTTTAAATCTTTAGCTTCAACATAGTCACCATATTTCACTGGAAATTTATGGTCAGGTGTACATGTAATTGTTTCACCATTATCTAATGTTAATTTAAGAACCTCGGTATTCTTTCTAGTTATACCTGCCCATGTTATTGGACTAGGTACAATAGAACCTGATTCTAAATCAATTGAATAAGTCCACAATGTATTACCACTATCATACTCATCGATTATATCTGCTAATGAAAGTGATCTACCATCAAGCAATTCAATTTTAGTATCTAAAGATAGACAAGCACCCGGTAATGTTTCTATAGATGACATGTTACTTCCGTTTCTTTTAGGCATAAAATAATCTTCATCTACTCCTAAAATATTGTATCTATAATCGATCTGACCTGCATCAGGATAGACTTGTTGTTTTTTCTTAAAGCCAGAAATAACTTTACCCATGTATTCTTGGATATCGTCTTCATCCATGTTACCGACATCAATATTAAAGACTCTTTTTTCACCAGCACGAGTAATACGGTAGGTAAGCATGGAATCTTCTGCCATAATAAGTTGTCTAAATGCTCTACGAATCTTATTAAGAATTGAAGAGCCATATGGTAAGTACTTGTCGTCACCTAACAATCTAAAGTGAGCCATCTCAAGTAATTTAAATTCTTGACCAGTTTCACGTTGTTTAAAATAAAGATGTGATTTATTATCTTTTACTCTTTCAATACGTTCCATCTCATAATTAACCATTTGTTTAGCATGGGTAATACCTTCTTTCTTTTTACCTTTTAGATAAACAAAGTTGTCTCCGTATTTACAGTTGGATACAAATACACCATTTCTTGAATAAGACCCATCTATATTTTTTGTACAAACTGCAAAATTATGTCTATCATGTTCGCCATCTATACCAACGACTTCCATACAGTATACATCTCTTTTATTATTCAAATATTCGACTGAAACTACTTTGTGATTAATTATTTTACTTTTACTGATATTACATGCTTTTTTGTATGTGCTATCTTCAGAAATTTTTGGATTAACAGTTATAACATATTCTTGATATGTGAGATTGAATTTTCTAATGAATAACTCATTAAGGGTTTTACCGTTTATAGATTTCTTTTTATCTCTCTTATTTTGTTGATTGTATTTATCAAGTTCATAAAAGAATTCATTATCATTTTTCAGTGTTTTTGCTAATTCATTCTTTGAAATATATCTGTTTGAATCACATATAATTTTATTAATAATACTCACACATTTATCTGATAGAAATAATATCATTTTTTCTTTAGTTGAATGTTTATAGTTCTTATCAGACCAATATTGTTTCATTTTTTCACTACGTACTTTATTGTGACTTTCATGAAGTTCAGAATTATTATATTCTTTAAAATATTCAGGATATATACCTAACATTTTTTCAGATAAATATTTTTTTCTATCATCTGATCTCAAATACTTATCAATACCTTTTAATCTTTTTTCAATCATTTCAGGTGTGTGTAAATTATCAAGTGCAATTTTTCTGTGTAATGAAAAATGCTCATCTCTAGATAACCTCTGTAGATTGTTTGGATGATTGTTTAGCTTATTAAAATCCACATGATGAGTATCATATGTTAAACCTGTTTTCTTCTCTTCAGTTATATCCCTACGAAATTCATGTGCAATTATGCTATGTGTATATTTATAGTGATTACTACTTGGATTATAAACTTTTTCATATCCATGTATACTATCTTTAGGTTTTTCACTATTACGAGTGTAAAAAGGCATTAGACTTTGATTAGCTTTTAAATCTTTTGCCTTTAGAAACTCACCACTTCTAGTCATAAATTCATGATCAGGTGTAGTATCAATATATGTACCATCATCTAAAGTAACTCTTACAAGTTGTGTGTTTTCCCTTGTTTTGTCACACCATACAATCTTTCCTCCAACAATATTATTAGTTTCGGTCTGTACACTATATGTCCAAATATCTTCTTGTGAGTTATTTTTTAATTTTTCAGAAATATCTTTTATTGACATTTCAGTTCCATCTAATAATGGTATCATAGAGTCACCATCAATAGGTAAGTTACGAGTCCAAAATGGTAGGTTAACATTTACATTAATAATATCATAGAAGAATTCTTCTAAATGTTGCTTAATTCTTTCTTTGTCTGAATATATTTTAAGCATTTTACCATCCTTGTCGATAGTAGTAGCTTCTTCCATAAATAAATCTAATGCAGATGCGATTAATGGGTAATATTCCATACCTTCATAATCTAAATAAGCTGGTAAACGTGCAGCTTCATATTGCATTGCCTTTTGAAAGCCATGATCATTAAGTTTTGTGAACTTACTATTAAGTTCCTGCTGCTGCTCAATTTCTAAAGCCCTACGTTTTACATCTTCAGGTGTTTTACCTTTGATAATAATACGCTGTTGATTTTTGTCTGGTGCACCTGTGCCACCAAATGGGTCTAATACTGACTCTAAACTTTGAAATATTGTTTTTTTATTATCTGCCATTATATAAAATTTTATAGTTTTTTATAAATACTATTGGTTTAGCCAAAAACCTCATATTGTATAAATACTTTTATCTTTTTAATCCTTTCATCATCCATGAATGTTGACCGAATGGATTATCTCTTTCTTGTTGTATTTTATTATTATTTCTATTGCGTTCCTCACCTTCTTGTGAATTAAATGTGACTAATGCATCTAACATTTTCTTCGTTTTAGATGGAGAAACATTATACTTCATTTTTTCAAAGTTTGCTACGTAAATACTTATAGCCATACCCATAATAGAGTCATCATGAAAACTACGTTTGTGATCAGCAACACGTGATCCAGTTACAGTTACAAATGTTTTTAACTCATTTAATAATCGAACTGAATTAATAAAGATTTCTTCCATTCTAATCACACGTTCCATCTCCGTAAGTACAACACCTCGGTTACCACCTATCCAGAAACCCGGTACTAAGTCTACTTTAGACTCTGTTCCATCAGGTAATTTTTTAGTTGATTGCTGGATGTAGCCATTTAGCTTGTCTCTGGTTGGCTTATGTGTAATTTCTGAATGATGTACTCGACTCACTTCGTAACCAAGCTCAAAAAGCTTTAC